CCACCTACAAAACCAGCATCGGTGCGATTAAAAACAGTGCTCCCTACAGTCATTGATGTCCAACCACTGTTTCCGGGATTGGTGCTGGCTCTAAAAAATATTTTGTTTGCTGTCCAATACACAGCCTCAATAGTTACATCGAACCCTGTAAAATCTATAGCGTTATCACTTATTGCTCCAAATCCAAACCCAGCATTTGTGCTTTCAAATCCAAACGCGGTAAGAAACCCTATATTTCCGCTTCCTATAGTTAGAGTGCGATCATTTGTCCCGCTAGTTGCAGTGGCTCCAAAAAAGTCTGTTAGTGATATAGCACCGCTAGTAGGAACACTGTTGTTAGCTGTAGTGTTAGGGACAAGGCTACCACCACGGTAGTATTCGGTTAAAGAATGAGGGGCGCTACCGCCAAATTCAGTAACTAAATCGCCAATGTCAATAGGTGCTGAACTTGTAACCGCCATTATTTAGCCTTTAATTTTTCTACTTCTTCTGACAATTCTTTAACAGCCTCAATCAACACACCCACTAAGTTTCCATAAGCAACTGATAAGTGCTTATCTTCTGTGTCATCTGTAACTACTACTTCAGGCATGACTTCTTGCATTTCTTGTGCAATAACACCTACAGAACGTCTGTCTTCAGCACCATGTTTATCAAAATATACACCGCGCATAGCTTTTACTTTATCTAATGCGCTATCAATCGTTTTAATGTTTGATTTAAACCGCACGTCAGAAGTAGCAGTAACTTCAGTCGCTGTTAAAGTGCCTGTTACAGTAACTCCACCTGATGCTGTAGCTAGTTTAGAAGCGTTGTCATAAAACAGGGTTACTGCGCCATTTACCGCAGCAGTCAAATAGTCTTCTCCACTGTCGCTTTCTAAAGTAAGAGCATCGCTTTGTATTAACAAAGAACCTGTGTTGTTATCTATTATTGAATTTGTACCGTTATGTTTAATCTGAAGGTCGCTACCAGCACCAAAAATAGCTGTTCCGTCATCAGCAAAAGTTGCATTTCCTGTTATTGAAACCCCGCCTGATGCTGTAGCTAATTTAACTGCGTTATCGTAATAAAGCGTAACTGCGCCGTTTTGCACAAAAGATGCCATGTTTTCGTCGCTAGCAGAGGTAACATTTACTTGCGCACTTTTTACAACCAATACGCCCACACCTGCGTTCTGCACATAGGAATTACTGGAGTCGTGATATAGCTGTAGGTCACTTCCAGCTCCAAGTTTAATAATGTCGTTATCACCCATGTTAAGGTGCGTAGATAGAGTGGTTTCTCCAGATACACCTAAAGCTCCACTTACAGTTACCGTTGCGCCTGACATAACTATTGATCCATTAGAAGATATAGATATAGCATCCGTATCGCTTGCAGAACCTATTGTTCCAGCATCAGCAACAAGTAACCCAGCACCCGTTATAACTCCAGAGGCGGTTAAAGTAGCTGCTGTAGTTGTTCCTGTTAAAGTAATATCTGCGAAGGAGGGCACAAACGTATTAAGCACATCATAAACAGCGGCCCCAGAACCTGCTCCGTCTGTCGCTATAATTTTAGCTTTTCCTGCCGCTAAAGTTACATTGGCTCCACTACCCTGAGAAAACGTAAGTGTATAACTTGTATCGTTTTGCATTATCCATACTTTTGACGCTGTGTTGGGCAAAAGAGTAACTGTGCAGGCTTGTCCACCACCTGTAAGTTTTAAATACATCGCTCTATCTGAATCAGAAGAACCGTCTGCTATTGTTATATTGTCAGTAGAAGCATCGGCAATAGCTCTAGTTCCATACCCCAATGCTTGACCTATTAATTCTAAATTTGTGTTGGTTATGGTTCCCCAATTACCAGCTTCCTCACCCGTAGCAATTTCTGTGAGTCTTAAATTGTTTACATATGAACTTGCCATCTAAATATCCTCTATGCGGCTATATTGCCTGACCAATCAGGTGTTTGCGAAGTGCTTATTTGTGACCAGCTAGGTGTTTGAGCATCGCTTACATTACTCCAAGTAACAGACGGTGGCCCTTCAATTTCTATATATCCAGTAAATACTGAAGAAACAATAGCTGCGGCAGAAACACCTGTGACTGAAACAGCGTCAACAACAGGTTGACCCCACGGCCCAGAAAAATACTGTCCTCGACTCCAACCGCTATTCGTTCTATTTGCCATTACGTAATCCTAATAACCGCCGTTTCTGCATCGTTTACAGGAAACCGTATCCTAAAGTCAGGGTTGCTTGTTATATCAGAACCAAAATCTAATACGCATACAGCCTTGTTGCTTTGGGAACTATTGTAGATTAATGCGCCCCTTGCCGTAATACTAGACGAATTCCAAAAAGCATCTCCAAAATCAGAAAAACCTGTAGTGCCGCCACTAGATACCCCAGTATTAGTAAGAGTAAATCCGCCAGAAACGTAAGCGGTTCCGCTTGCTTCGCCTGAAGTAGTAAATGCTGTGGTGTCTGCTCCTATAGTAGCGCTAGACGCATACAAAGCTATCTTAAAAGTATGTCCCCCAGCAGCACTAAAATTATGTACGGCTTCAAGTATTTCTTTTTTAAAAGACGTACACATTGTTTGTGTTATAGCCATGATTAAAGTATCTCCTTATAGCGTAGCTTTTCTTGCCTGACCCGCCCTGTAGGAGTCATTACGGTTCTTATATTCTGATAGTTGTTTTAATGCTCCTAACGCCGCATCATACCGTTTTTGATACCCTTCCATAACGTCAGGCTCACCCTTCAAAAAGATATTGGCTTCTAGCAAGCTGCCGTAAAGCAAGACTGTGCTGTAGTTATCACCAATCCAAGTGGTATTTGAGTCTGTGTTACCGCTTGTGATAGATGTTGGGTAGTAGTAATAATGCAACTCTGCGGAATATCCTGCGTCTGGCGTTGGGCCTAGTATAAACGCGTTATCGTCAAACAGCGCATAATACTCTGGTGTGCCTGTTGCTGTAGGTAACGGGAACGCCTCTCTAATAAAATTAACGTCTTTGTTAATTAGATAGTTATAGTTACCACTACCGTCTATTAGAGCTAAAGAATACGTATCCAACCAATCATCAGGAACAGCTAGGTATTTATTATTGATTGTTATTGCACCCGTAACATTTTTACGTAAATAAGCAATCTGCACACTGTTATATATGCTTTCTTCTGCTTGTGTAATAAATAAATTTACATCAGTAGTTGAAAAATCACTCTCTGTGTAAGATTTAATTGCTGCAACTAATGCGCCGTAATTCATTGTTATTAGTTAGATTTATTGCTAAACCCAGTACCTTTAATTGCTGCACCTGCACCCTTCATCTTCTTAGTTTGGGTGTTAGGTATTTTATTTGGATACCCAGCGTTAGTCGGCATAGCACAAGGTTTGATAGTGCTCATATCTTTGACTTTTATTTTCATATTAACTCCTTTAGCTATTCACTGTATCTACTGTAACAGTACCTATTTTACCTGTGCCTTTCAAACTATTTGGCACTAGACCGTCTTTGTCATTAAAACCAACTGGCTCCCAGCCCCACTGAAATATATTTACTACATCCGTTCCTTGTGCGGGTCTTGGATTTCGTACTGCTTGAGCATCAACAACAGGGTACATACCCTGTAAGTTCTGTGGGTGATCAGACTCCCAACAGGTAGGACACACTAGCAAATTTGTTTTTCTCGTCCTTATATAGATTTCTTTAAGTTTTTTTAACTTATACTGAAACCCGCACCTATCACACTCTGCGATAGTGTATTTGTTTGAAGCAAAACGACTAGCCATATCTATACATACGACACTCTAGGAACCATACGCATAGAAGACCTGTCTCTGTCTTCATCTGAGGCTTCTAGCCACGCTTCGTCATACATAGCTTTAAGCATGGGGGTGCGTTGTTCGCTTCCGGGTATCTTTAACGATAGATGATAAGCTAAACCTGCAATCAAACACGGTAAGAACCTAAACGGTACATCTTGTGTATTAACCCCGTTTCCAGCGTCTTGTATCCTAGTTAAACGCCAGTAAGCAAGTGTGTAGGTCTCTGTAGTGTCTGGCACAGGCCACACAGTAAACTGTGGGTATATTACTGTACTACCTTCGGTAGCCCCACTTCTGCGATTAATGTATATCTGATTGGGTCTGCCTGTAATGTTTTTGTTAGGTATTCCAGCATACCCAGACACACTTATACGCGATATACCTATATCGGACTGGGATGTGCCTGTTCCTGTTCTGATAACGTGCTCAATTAAGTCAACAGTATCTAAAGCTAAGTCGTAGGTTGCTGTGCCTGCAGTCAATACTTGTGTGCCTGCTTCTATAGTCCAGAGGTTTATGCCTCTGTTAGCCCATTCAGCAAATAACAAGTTAAGAGAGCGTCTTGCGGTTTTTAAGTCATACCCGCTACGCATTTCTGAACCTGCACGTTCAAACGCTTCTTCTACTATCTCGTTTAAATCAAGATTAAACGCCGTTGTTGTTGAAGTAGCCATTACGCATGGAACACTGTCATGGTTAAGAATGTTGACACGGTATACTGTATATAAATACCACTTGTAAACACCACGCCCTCGTTAGGTATTGTTACATCTCTTGTTGCATCAGCATCACTAACAGAATTAAGTTTCATAATACTTGTGCCTGATGGCGACGACGTAAGAAAATCAACCTCTCCTGCTGTTGCTGTGCTAGTTAAAAACATGCCTTTTAGCCTGCTTCTCATTGTAAAAATAGCGTCAGCGGCTGAAGCATTGATTCCTGCTGATACGTTACCTGCGGGGTTTCCTACGGCAGTAATACTTGCAATCGTCTTAAAATACTTGCTACTTGTTGCTGTGCCTGCGTTTGCGCCTGTTACTGTCTCTGTTTGCGAATCACCATTAACATCTGTACCAACTACAGTAAATGATTTACTAGAATCATTGCCTGCAGAAAGAATAGTTATTAGTCTTCCATGACTAAGTGTAACAGAACCACTGTCGGCTAAAGCACCACCAATAACCAATGCCGCATTATTGCCAACAGACGCGGCTACTGATATGCCGTCTGCATCTAAGGCTACAGTGTCTGCGGTAATCGTTACTGGGATTACATCTGAATATTGACCCATAATTAAACCCTCTTAGACCATTCGGCCTTTAGTTCTGCCTCGTCTAGCAATACCATCAATAGATTTTTTCTTGCTGACTTTCTTCTTTTTCTTTTTGACCATACCGCCATCAGCCATCATAGGCATACCTGCGTAAGTAGGTACTTTGCCGCCCTTGTTGTACTTCATGACCGCGCCGCCCTTGTTAAATTTACCTGCGCCGGAGGGGGTATCAAGGCCAGCTTTTGTCCGTTTTTTCTTGTCTTCAAGAGCCGTTTGTGCAGCATCATATCTAGCTGCTGACCCTTTGTCTCCACCAAACTGAGCAAAATTGCCCAAAGTATATTTTTCCTTGCCTGTGCCTTCCATCTGTCTTGATAGTTTTTCAATATTTTTCATATATTGTTTTTTGTCAGCAGCAGACATGTCAGGAGCGTTTTCTTTTAGATATTTTCGCTCCTCCGCTAAACGCTTTCGTAACCTTGACTGGGCTTGTAGTACGTTTCGTGTAGCGCCGGGGGTTTGTTTTTTACTTTTTCTTGCTTTATCTCGCGTAGCTTTAAGAGCTAATGCTTCTTTATTTCGTTTGTCCATTGTTATGTCCTTTAACTAGGGGAGTTTTACCTCCCCATTGTGATTACAATGTTTGGAATACAGCAATATACTTAACAGTAGTTGCGGCAGTAGCCAAATCAGCCCCTATCGGGCGTAAAGTAACAAAAATGTTTCTTGCGGCTGCACTATATAAGGCTGCTGCAATAACAATAGCTTCAGAAGTAGCTGGGCCACCTTTAGGGCCAATACCTGCGGTAGCAAAAGCATTAGCTGCTTGACCGTGAGAGTTTTCAATAATGTACAACGGTACGTTAGCTGTCCAAGTTACGGCAGCGCCACCATCATCTAGTAGTGCTGTAGCAGCAAGAAGCTGTGCGCCAGCAGAAGCTGTACCAATAAAGATGTCAAGGTCATTGCCGCTAGAGCCACCTGTGACAATGTTACCAGCAGGGTAAGCTATTAAGTCTTTTAAGATAGTTCCCGCAGGTTGAGCGATTGTAACGATTGTATTTGTGTCATCTGTGACAGCAATAGTGCCTGTAGTTGCAGTGACACCAATTAATTGAAGACTGCTTGCAGCACCAATAACAAGACCGCCAGTAGCAGAAGTGACACCTGTAATGGTAGCAGCATCTGAATAAGTAGAGCCTTCTGTAATAACGCCTGTGCCAGCAGCTTTTGATATTTTAGTAAATCCGTTTTCGGATCGGACTGCGCCTGTAAAACTTGTATTAGCCATTTGACTAACCTCCTTATTAAAGGTTTCACCATAACGTCATAATAAGTGTCTGCTAGGGCAGTCGTTATAGTTTATAAAATTCCTAGTTATGTTGAGGGTACACAAAAAAGAAAAGGGGCACAAGGCCCCCTTTCATATACTTTAAAAGTATTATTAGGAAGATCCGGGAGAACCGAAGATTCCTAATGGATCAGATACACCAAAGGAGTATCTTTCTCGTGCCTTATACCTAGCATTTCCGGTGTCAAAATCACCGTCCATAGACGTAGCCATTGGCGCACGAGTAAAGTGCTTCAGACCGTTAGGGACATCAGTGGTCAAGAACCAAGCATTAGTATCGGTTAGGAAGTTGTTTACACTAAACCCACCCGGTACAACGCCCATTGACTTGATCGCGTTGATGTCGTTGTCTGCAGTACCAACTCTGTTGTCGGTCTTCATTAGTCGCTCGGCAACAAACATAAGATCCGCTGGGATAATAAGTTTGTTAGCTTTCGCAGCTATTAGAAGTCCACGCTCGTCAGTCCAGTTAGCAAGCTGAATGATAGCGGCTTCCAAAGAAGTCTCATTCAAGTCTGCGCCAGAAGACGGACGGTTTGAGTTAGTTCCACCAGATACAAGAGGATGATCTGTAGCGCAAAGCACTTTTCCATCACCATACGTGTAGCTGCTGTTGAAAGCTCGATTTAAGACGTTAGCGCCTTTAATCTGCTTTGTGTACGCCATCGCACGAGCTAGACCTTTGGTATATCGAGCAGAAAGAGAGTCATAAAGGTTATCCTCTATAGCTTCCTCTGTGATCGAAAATCCCATTGCAATAGTTTCGTGTGTATAACGCGCTGTGTATGCTTCTTGAGCATTATCATACTCAATAGCTGAACCTTCAGCCTTTACGGGTGCTGCAGAAAAACCAGATAGTTTCTGTTCTTCTTCAAACGCTCGCTCTGAAGTTTCGTTTTCATAAATTTCTTTATGCTCCTCACCATACCTGCTGTACTCAAGCCCAAAAAGAGCATTGAGACCGGGTAAAAGCTCTTTGAGCATCTGCGCTCTGCTTATAGTCATCTCAAATTACTCCTTTAAACGCCTGTAGTATTGCCGTATTGATGACCAGCGTTCCACTTGCAAATTGCTTCGGTGTAACCACCAGAAGTATTGCGAGTTTCTTCAACTAGACTCACGACTCGTACAGGAAAAGTGTTAGTAGTCGCAGACGTATCATCAGCAGACACACGAGATACACCGTTAATAGTGTCTCCTGCGGTTTGCGTGATTTGTAGGTTTGCGCCTATGTCGGTTATTGCTAAAGAACTGATAACCACACCCGAAGATGTAATTGCAATCTTGAACAATACGTTAGGGTCATCAACAATGTATGCTACTGCATCCGTTGCTACTTGACTTGCAGGCCAATAGTTTTGAAACCGTGGCCCCATTGAAGCGTCCGTAAAAGAACACCCAATAAATATTCCGTTAGGAGTGCAAGCAGTAGTACCTGTATCTTTTTCTACAGTACCACCTGTAACGCCTTTAACGATATCACCCTGAAATATAGTTGTACCATATTCAGACGCAATACCTTTCTGGGTAAATCCCCCATTATAAGAGCGTTCGCCTACTAATCCTACGGGGACTAGGCCATAAGGCCCGTCAACGCTTGGATATGCCATTTTTAAGCTCCTTTGCTTATAAACAGAAAGTTAACGTGACTGTTTATCCCTTGCCAAAGTCTGTTTTCGTTTTGCGTTCATTGAACAGTGGCATGCGGGGGTCTTGGTCACGCATATAGTTATTATCGACGGCTTTCATTACATCTCCAGTTTTCTGGGAGTAATGCTCGTCCCTCTGTCTAGTAAGCTCCTCATCAGTTTTGCAGAGAAGCAGCCCACCAATCTCTATCGAATCCTCAAATTTACTGTCGTGGTCAACCATTGCCATAGCTTCTGGATGTTCAGATGCCTTTACAGGTTCCCAACCTTCCCTAAACTTAGCGGATACATTCTTAGCATCAGGCACTCCCATAGTGCTAGTGCGAACAAAGCGATAGGAGTACCCATCTTCCTTGTTTATTTCAGGCAGTATCTCAGGAGCTTTCCATTGTTTTGGTCGTTCCTGCGTAGCGCGACTTTCAACATCCCGCTTAGTTCGATTTACTCGACTTTTTGGTTTTGTTTCTTCCATTACGCTGTACCTTCTAGTTTTAGTTTTTCACGTACATAGTCTTCGGGGGTTAATCCTAGACGATGCGCCAGTCTAACTTCAGAATCCTTTAGCACTACTTTCTTTGATTTGGTAGTACGCTTCGCAGAAGATACAACAGTTTTTGCTTTCGCTGCAGTACGGGGTGACGCATCTGCTTCTGGTGTCTCTCCTTCAAATTCTTCTGGAAATCTTAACCGCATTTCTTTGTCAATGCTACTATAATATTCATCTGAGTCTACATCAGGGTCAATACCTTGCGATACTAAGTCCTCGTGCATCCCAAATGCAAAACTTGTCATCTTACGATTAGTACCCCACCAAGACTCGTTTTTCTTTTGCCAAGCTAGGGCTTTACGGTCTATTTGAGGCTGTTGTTCTTGTTGTTGGGGTTGAATATTCCACCCTTCGTTTTGTTCGGCTTGTTCAACCTCTCCATATTGCCGTTCGTAATTTTCTGCTGCATGGAGCCTAGATTGCGCTGATACCATTTTAGCTTGTGCATCAGCTACTTGATCAGCTTCACCCGCCTCAAACGCTTCTTTATACATTTTTGTAGCAAGCTGTAGCTCATGTTCTGCAGAAGATTTACTATTCTCCATAAGAGCTTCTTCGCCTTTGTTAAGGTCAGCTCTGAACTTTTTGTTTTCTTCTTGCTGTTGTTTAGCATATGCAACTGCTGCGTCACGCTCACGTTGAGCTTCTTCTTTAGCCCTACGTTCGTCATGCCACACTTTTTTAAGTTGTTTAGCTTTTTCTACGGAATATTCTTCAAGCTCGTCTTTTTCGAGAGTGTCCACAATTTCTTCTGGCATAGGCTCTCGATCACGGTCTTCTTCGGGGGTGTCGTCTTCAACGACAATTTCAAATTCTTCTTCAGCAACTTCGGGGGTTTCTACAACTTCTTCCTCAACTGCTTCATTCTCTAATGCGGTTTGTGGCATTACACTATCCTCTTTTAGTTAAAATTATTGTCTTTGTATTCCTCGTGGGTCATCAACTACTGCTTCTATAGAATCATCATTTATTAAACGAAAGGCTTTGCCATGTATATTTATCTTAGTCCCTGTGTGGGGTCTAACCAATACAAAGTCACCTTCTTTGCAGTAAGGGCCACTAGGAAACCTGCTTTCATCTTTATAGCAGTCTGTACCTAACTTAACTACAAATAACACTGTAGCCAGTATTTCTTCGTTTTTAATGGTTTCTTCTGTTTTAATAATACCATTATCAAATTTGTCTTCTATGTCAGGAATAGCGCAGAGGATGCGGTATCCTTGTGGTTCTGGTAGTTGGGTTGCTGTTGCAGATTCATCTATAGGAGCTACATTACTCATTAATCTTCCTCAAAGTTTGATTCTAGTTCAGTAATATACTCCATAATACTGCGTAGTGCACTAATGTTTCCACACACATAATTATATTCTGAATGATCTTTAATGCTGCCACTACTTAGCTTATCAAGTAATAGTGTTTCTTTAATATCTATTTCTTTTTTTAATACTTCAAAAATGGTCATTGATTGTTAGACCCATTATTTTTGCCTGCTGTAACAGCTAACTTAGCACCTTCAATTAGTTGTTGTACGTTTAGAGCGCCTTCTTTAGCTACTCCGTCAGCCATAAGTTTTTGTAGCGCTTGTCGTTCATCAGACTCTAATTTAGCTGCTTCTATCTGAAGTTCTTTCATAGCAATTTCATTGTCAGCTTTGTCTTTAGCAGATTTACGCTCTAACTCACCTTGTTTAAGTTGAAGTTCTTGTTGCTGCATTTGCACCATAGGGTCTTGCGCTTTTTGTTGCGCTTCCTGTTGTTGCGCTTCAGACATGTTTTGTTGTAGTAACTGGTCAGATGCGTCAGCCAACAGTCGGGACAGTTGTACTTCTATTT